TCCGACACCACCAAAGCGAGGAACGTGTGGTCCTCCGGCAGCAGGTCGGTGTTGAGCGCGAACACCACGAACTCACCGTCGTCGTTGGCGGCGATCTCGTGAGAGCAGTACGTCGCGTCGATCACGTCGAGCGTGCCAGCGATCGCGTCCGAGCACTTGAGATCGAACGTCGGCGTGTCACTAGAGTGGACGGTGCCCAGGTGGATGACGACGTTCACCCAACCGTAGCCGGACACGTCGATGAAGGCACCGGAAGCGGGGTAGCTGGTGTTCGAGAACGTCGTCTCGGCCAGCGTGTTCCCCTTGACGATCTTGCACAGTTCCGCAAGGTTCCAGTTCATCGGTTCTGCTCCTCAGAGGGGCGGTCGCCCGCCCCTATCAGTTGTCACTCAGTAGGCGGCGCGCCAACTAGGCGAGCGTGACGCGGACGAACGCCTCTTCGAGCACCGGCATGGCGTCTTCCTCGGTGCGCATCACGAACGCCGTCTGGTTCGTGAGGGCATAGAGCTCAACGAGGCGCTGGATGGTGACGCTGAGCGCCTCGACGGCCCAGTAGAAGGGCCAGTCGCCAAGCACGCCGACATAGAGCCCCGTGGTGAACGTGTGCGGCATGAGTTCGGATTCACCAAGCGGCAGAGCCAGGAGCCGATCGGGCTGCCCCATAGTGAGGCCCGGCTGCCAAATGTACTGGCCATCGCCGTCCTTGAGCTTTGCGAGCGCCTTGAGCGAGTCGGTGTGGAAGAGCCACTTGGCGCGGCTGCGGTACTGAGCCTTCAGGCCGTACTTGGCATTGATCAGGCCGTCGGCCGTGAACGCAGTGATGGTGTTGCCCGTGCTGATGTCGCGTGCCGTGCTGATGCCATCGTTGGAGGCGACCATCACACCGAGCGGCTGGCCGGTGCCGGTACCGTTGATGTACGCGTTCTCTTTGGCGAGCGCAGCCTTGTAGGCCAGGCGGTTGAGCACGAGGGCCTCGACGTCGATGGCCGCGGCGCGCAGCAGCTTGTTGCTGACCTTGATGTACTTCGCGAGCGGCTTGGGCGACAACTCGCGCTTGCCGAAGCGCATCGAAGAGTCCTCGGTGCCGATGGCAAGCTCGCTGGTCCAGGATGCATCAGCAATATCCGTCTCGATAGACGGGATACCCAAGGACTCGGCCTTCGGCATGGGCGGGAGTACGTTGATCCACTGGCGGAGAAACAACTGCGAGTCGACCTTCTGGATCAACTGCGTCGAGAACTGCTCCGGCGCCACTACGTAGCCGCCAAGGGTGTCGGAATCGGCCTGCAGAGCGCGCATCTCGGCGCCCGACAGGGCGCCCATGCCACCCTGGAGGTAGCGGCCGAACGCGGCGCGCGTCTCTGCGCCTGCCTGGCCACGCTGTTCGTTGGTGTCAGCCTGGGGGTCCGGCCGCGTCGGCTCACGCTGCGAGCGTGCGAGCTCGCGCTCTTCGCCTTCGAGGGCCTCCTCGCGGTCAATGGCCGTCTTCAGTTGGCGGGCCTCGGCCAACAGGGTGTCATACTGAGTCTGATCCTCAGCACTCAGCACTCCAGTCTGGTCGGCACGGCTGAGCAGGGCCCGTGCATCGGTGACCAGCTTCAGGCGCCGTTCGCGCTTCTGTCTGATGTCCATCGTCACAACTCCTGCCCCAGTCCGGGGCTACAGGGCTAGCTCTTCCAGGTCCAGTTCCATGCTCAGGATCGATACTGAGTGGCGCACCTGCTCCGGCTCAGTAGCCGGGGTATCACAGTTACCCGAGTGGGGCCCCTGCTCCGGCTCGGGAATGTCCAGGCCGTACTCGGCAGCGAGAGCGCGCACGTCTACGCTCGTGGAGGGATACGCCGGCATGGTGACTACGGAGACGTCGAAGAGTCGCACCTCGCGAAGCGTGCTGATCTCGGTGCGCCTGCCGGTCTCCGGGTCCTTCTGAGTGTCCAGGTCGTACTTGACCGGCCGGAAGCTGAAACTCATCTGGTTCACGTCGCCCCGCTTCATCGACACCATCAGGTCGCGCGCCCACTGCGTATCGGGTGGCGTGATGTCGACCGCCAAGCCATGGGCGTCTTCCTTGAGCGCCAAGGTGCTGGCACGGTTGCGCCCCAGCACATAGTTGACGTCATGGTTGACCAGCGCCCGGATGTCCGCCTCGCTGATTGTCTTGGTGAAAGCGCCACTGGCTATCTGCTCTCGCAGTTCACCGCCGGGCCATTCGATCAGCGGCTCACTGAGCGTGTCGAAGACGGCCGCATACCCTCGGATATGCGGGAACTGGTCGGCCGGGTCGGGCTCGACACGCAACTCCTGCAGGTCAAAGGTGCGGCGCTGTATCGGCCGGCGCTTCGTCTGGTCTCTCTGAGTAGGCATGGCTCTCCTCTCTATGCCGGCTCTACTGAGCAATCACACCCGAGGTGTAGCGGCGGATGCCCGATATCCTGGTGCGGCGCTATCGCGCTCGGTGCGCCCTCGGGCTGGTAGTCCTGACCTTCGCGCACGAAGGAGTCGTTCATGAACTCCTTCTTGCCGTCGAGCGAGTCGCACCATGGGCAGTTGTTGCCGACCGCCACCCATTCAACCGCGGTGACGCCACCTATGCGCCACGTCTCTTTGGCTATGGCGCAGCCGCAACGAACCGAGTGCACGCCCGCCAACTTGTCTGGGCGCGTATCATCCCACTCGTCGAAGCGCTCCCCGATCGCGTCCAGGTAGTCAGCGCTCTCCTGCTGCGCTTTGCGCACAACCTGACCGAGCTGCCCGAGCGACGACCGGCCGTAGCGATACGCCGCCGACTTGGTGTAGGTGCGCACAAACTGCTCGAGGTCGTCAGTGAGTCCAACCGTGCTGCCAATCTGCTGAGCGGCGTTGGCCTGGATCAGGTCGGCCAGGCTCAGTAACACCGGCTCGTAGACACGGCGCATGAATGCCGGCTGCTGCTCCTCACCGTAGTAGCCATCGAGGTAGCGCAGGAACGTCTCAGCGTTGCCACTCGGCAGCATCTTCTCTGCCTGCCGCATGATGTCGCTGCGCTCTCGACTGAGTACCCGCTGCGAGGCCTCGCTGATCAGGCGACGATAGGACCGGGCGATACGCCGTCGGCTGGCCACACCCACGCGCGCGCTCGCACGGAGCAACACTGGCGCCCCTACTGAGCGGGCAGCCGGCGCACCATCGGCCGCTGGCTCCTGTGTTGATTCCTGTGCAGGTACCACTACAGGGGCAGGCTCAGCCTCCTGCTGCGTCTGACTCGGGTCCATCATGTTCGACAGCACGAGGTACATTCGGCCCTGGCCGTCCGGCAGCGGGTTGCGGTTCTCTATCTCGCGCCATTCGTCTGCATTGATGACGCCGTTCTGCCGCTGGATGGCCAGAGCCTGCGCCCGTGCCATCGCGTCGCCACGTAGGAGCCCGTCCACCAGGTGCTCGGCGAAGAACGCGTCCTGATCTGCCACCGGAATCAGATCCGTATTGATCCGCTGCTCTATCCTGACCAACCACGGCCGCAGTGTATGCACCACGAAATCGATGGCCTGGTGCTCGATATTGGAGAACGTCGCCCGCTCGAGGTCGCCGATCATGTGCGGCGGCACTCGGAAAATGCGCGCGATCTCCGTCACCTGGAACTTCCGCGTCTCCAGGAACTGCGAGTCTTCATTCGGCAGCCCAATCTGCTGCCACTTCACACCCTCTTCGAGGATGGCCACACGGTGCCGGTTACTGAGCCCGCCGAACGCCGCTTCCCATGACTCCTTGAGATTCCTAGAAGACGGCTCACTGAGCTTCTTGTCGTGCATCAGCACGCCACCGGGGCGACTATCGTTGCCAAAGAAGCGCGCCCCGTACTCCTCAGTAGCCAGGCCAAGCCCAATCGCCTCGCGTGCCAGGGTGATCGGTGAGTACCCATTGATGCCGTCGTTGGAGAGGCCGCGGATGTGCAGGACGTTACGACCCTCAAGCAGCTTGACGCCGCCGTCGACATGCGTCTCGTAGACCATCCGCCCATTCAGCCGAATGGGCTTCGTCTTGTCCGGCCGCAACGGCCACAGCGCGATCGGCATCGCGCCACCGTTCCGATCGATCTCACCGTAGCTGTTACCCCACGTACAGAGATGCCCGGCAACGGTCTCCCAGTACTCGACGCGAGTCATCTCCGGGTTGGGTTTGTCATGTAGCAGTCGGTAGAGCGCATGCCCCTGAGCCCGATCCCTGCCACCGTCGGGCTGCCGCGCATACAGGAACAGTGGCAGCGTCGCGATCGTCTCAGCGATCACCCGCACGCACGCGTATACGGCTGAGTAGTTCAGCGCGGCTACAGGCGTGATGCTCTTGCCTGTGTAGCTCGTGCTGCCCCGGCCACCGAGGAACTCGACCAGCCACTGGGGCCCGTCTTGCACGTTGCTGCGCTTCCGTAGGAGGCTGCCTACCAGACTCACATAGCCCTCCACACACCGAGGGCGACACA